AATTAATAATACAAAAACGACTTGTTGTATTATATTTATAGGACGATATGGTAAAACTCTCCGATTTTTTGGTTGAAGCTGCTGCGAATTCCAGTCAAAAAGACATGGAAAAAAATGAATTGCGTCTTGAAAATACTATCAAATATCTTCAAACAAAAAATAAAGTACTGTTGATTGCTACTTCCAATAGATGGGAAGGTCATAAAGATGACGAAGCTAAATCCACTAAACTTGCAAGGTTGATCTCAGAAAGACTTGGTAGCGATAAGTGTGAAATGATTGATGCCAGTAAATTGAATATTTTTGTATGTGAAGGTAATGTTTCATCTAAGTATGGAAATAAATGTGGTGAAAAAGATGCTGGGTTAAAGGATAAAGAAAAAAATCCTAGTGGATATCATCGTTGTTGGGCAAGTATTAATAACAAATCAGACGAACTATGGAAGATATCAAAACCGTTGTTTGAAAGTGATACCGTTATCTTTTTTACATCAATTCGTTGGGGTCAAACTAATAGTATTCATCAGAAGTTAATAGAACGTTTGTGTTGGATAGAGAACCGACATACTACGTTGGGTGAGTCTAATATTGTAAAGAATATAGACTCTGGGGTTATTGCAATTGGACAAAACTGGAATGGTAAAGACGTTATACAAACACAAAAACAGGTTTTGGAATTTTATGGATTTAAAACACCATCAGAGTTGTTTTGGAATTGGCAATATACAGATGATACACTTGATGAAACTAAAAAATCGTACTCAAATGCTATCAAAGTATTTAATGACACATTTCTTCAATAAAAATTAAAAATAATACGTTATGAAAAAAGCATCAGGAAAAAGCAATTTGGCAATTGTTAGGGACTATCTAAATGGTGAACGTCCTTTTATTCAAGTAGGTTATACCGCAGACTCAGATTTTGCATCTCGTAAAGATGGTGAAATTTGGGAAGATGTAAATGGTAAAAAATGGATAAAAAAGAATGGTACAAAACGTGCCATTAATAATGTCAATTCATCCACCATAGAATCAACTAAATGTCACTGTAAAGATTGTAACATGGATATTCGATGGGGCAATCGTTATGATGAAATTCTTTATAATAAAACTGGTCGTTGTCAAGAATGTCTTGCAAAGTTTGAAACAAAGTTACGTATTGAAGGAAAGTATGATGAATACGAACAGAATAAAATTTTGCGTAATCAATTGAGTCAAGCTAAAGAATTTCGTGCTAAAGTACAAGAAAGTTATAACTTCGTATCATCACATCAAAAAATTTCGTTTCCAAATGGTGATGGAACATTGGATGAATGGACAATTGAACGTAGAGAAAATATTTTGAAGGATTTGAAGTCTGATTTGAAAAAAATCGACAAACAGATTCTTAAGATTGAAAAGAAATTGGAGAAGTTAAGTCATGTCGAGTGAGCAAAAAACATTAAGAGATATCATCAAGGCAGAGTATAAAAAGTGTCTTGAAAATCCGATGTACTTTATGAAGAAGTACGTCAAAATTCAACATCCTAAACGTGGAACAATACCATTCGAATTGTATCCGTTTCAGGATGAATCTCTTCAACAAATTATCGACAACGACTATAATATTATTTTAAAAAGTCGTCAATTGGGTATTACTACATTGAGTAGTGCGTATAGTTTGTGGATGATGATATTTCATAGTGACAAAAATATTTTGTGCATCAGTATTACACAAGAAACTTCGAAAGAAATTGTCACCCGTGTTAGGTTTGCAAATGATAATCTTCCATCTTGGTTGAAAGTAAAAGAACAAGAAGATAATAGGTTAAGTTTGAGATTAACAAACGGTTCTCAAATCAAAGCAGTATCTTCATCTGGAACAGCAGGTCGTTCATCTGCATTATCGATGTTGATTATTGATGAGGCAGCATTTATTGATAACATTGATGAAATTTGGACATCTGCTCAATCAACACTATCTACCGGTGGTAAAGCTATTGTATTATCTACTCCTAATGGTGTTGGTAATTTCTTTCATAGAACATGGGTAGATGCAGAAGCAAAAAAGAATAAGTTTCATACAATTAAGTTACCATGGCATCTTCATCCAGAAAGAGATCAGTCTTGGCGTGATTCACAAACTAAGTTATTGGGACCAAAAATGGCTGCTCAAGAATGTGATTGTGACTTTGCTACGTCTGGTAATACTGTCATTGATGTTCCTATATTAGACTTTTACAAACAAACTAAAGTACGTGATCCAATTGAAACAAGAGGATTAGATAAGTCTTTATGGTTATGGGAGTATCCGGATTATACTCGTTCGTATTTGGTATGCGCTGACGTTGCTCGTGGTGATGGAGCCGACTATAGTGCATTTCACGTTATTGATATAGAAAGTTTTACACAGGTTGCTGAGTATAAGGGTCAAGTTGGTACTAAAGATTATGGAAATATGTTAGTCAATATTGCAACTGAGTATAATAATGCTTTATTGGTTATTGAAAATCTGAATATTGGGTGGGGTACAATTCAACAGGTATTGGATCGTAAATATCCTAATTTGTTTTATAGTAGCGCGGATTTAAAATATGTTGATGTTGAACATCAAATGACTAACCGTATACATGCTACGGAGAAGAAAATGACTCCGGGTTTTACAACGACTTCTGTAACTCGTCAGTTGATTATTTCACGTTTGGAAAGTTATATGCGGGAAAAGTCAATCAATATTCAATCAGTACGTACTATTGATGAACTATATACGTTTATATGGCACAATGGTAAAGCAGAAGCCATGAGAAATTATAATGATGACTTAGTAATGTCATTTTCTATAGGTTTGTGGGTACGTGATACTGCATTAAAGTTGAGACAACAGTCAGTTGATCTTACACGTAATATGTTAAGTAATATCAATAGGTCCGAACAACAAACCGCACCTCTCTACACAACTAAAAATGCAAATGCACAACAGTCATGGGAAATGCCTACCGGATTAAAAGATCAAAAAGAAAGTTTAACTTGGTTATTATAACACAGTTTCACTATTTATTTACGAAATATATAATATAATCATATGGCAGACCAACCAACAGATTTAAAGAGCAGATCATTATTTGCTCGTCTCAGAAGACTTTTTTCTACAGATGTAATTGTACGTAATATCGGTGGTAAAAAGTTAAAAGTGGTTGATACTGACGAAGTAGCATACGCTACTGATCGAAATACATTACGTGACCGTTTTAATCGTATTCGTACTTCTGCATACAATCAATATAGTAGAGATTTTACCCTCAGTTATCAAGCAGCACGTATTGAACTCTTTAGAGACTATGATACGATGGACATGGATCCAATTCTAAGTTCTGCTTTGGACATTTATGCGGATGAATCACTTACTCGTAATGAGATGGGTGATATGTTAGTAATTAATACACCAAATGATAATATCAAACAGATTTTACGTAATCTGTATTACGATATTATGAACATTGAATTTAACCTTTGGAGTTATGTTCGTAATATGTGTAAATATGGTGACTTTTACCTTCGATTATACGTCAGTCCAGAATACGGTGTTTACATGATTGAACCAATTAGTGCGTATAATGTGACCCGTGTTGAAAATAGTGACTTGTATAACAAGAACTATATCAAGTTTCAAGTAAATTTACCAGATGGAGGTAAGGTCGAAGATCTTGAAAATTATCAAGTAGCACATTTTCGTTTGTTGAGTGATAGTAATTTCTTGCCATATGGTAAAAGCATGTTGGAAGGTGCACGTCGTGTTTGGAAACAATTGAGTTTAATGGAAGACGCAATGTTGATACATCGTATCATGCGTGCTCCTGAAAAACGTATTTTTAAGATTGATGTGGGTAATATTCCTCCTAATGAGATCGATTCATACATGGAAAAGTTGATTGCTAAAACCAAGAAGGTTCCATATATTGATGAAAAAAGTGGCGATTACAATCTTCGTTTCAACCTTCAAAACATGGTTGAAGATTTTTATCTTCCTGTTCGTGGTGGTGATAGTGGTACCAGTATTGAATCTCTCAGTGGTATGGAATTTACTGGTACAGACGATATCGAATATCTCCGTAAGAAGATGATGGCGGCTCTTAAGATTCCTAAAGCGTTCTTGAGTTATGATGAAGATTTAAGTGGTAAAGCTACATTGGCACAAGAAGATGTTCGTTTTTCACGTACAATTGAACGTATTCAACGTATTCTTATTAGTGAACTAACTAAAATTGGTATTGTACACTTGTATGCACAGGGTTATAGAGATGCGAGTTTGGTAGATTTTAGTTTAGAATTAGTTAATCCATCAACTGTATTTGAAAAGGAAAAGATTGATATTTGGTCAAATAAAGTAAGTGTTGCTAAAGACATGATTGAAAATAAGTTATTTAGCAAGAAGTGGGTATATGATAATGTATTTCATATGTCTGAAGACGATATGAATACTGTTAAAAATGAAATTGTTGATGATTCAAAACAATCGTATCGATTCAAACAAATCGAAGAAGAAGGTAATGACCCGGCAAAATCATTCCAAAAAGTAACTCCTGAAGAAGGTGGTGGTGGTGGTGGTGGTGAAACTGGAGGTGGAGCAGAAGCCGGTGGTGGTGGAGGAGCTGAGGCGGGTGGTGGTGAAGTTCCAACATTGAAAGAAAAGTCTAAACCAGACTATGAACGTCCGTCTCAAAAAGGATTAAAGAAGGCACGGGATTATCCATTTGGAGAAGATCCTACAGGAAGACTCGAAATGAATAGGGATTTTAAATCAGATAGATCACCTAAACATAAATACTCGGGTGGATCTGTATTTAGTTTAGAAAGTATATCTAAAGAATTAGTCAACTTAGACTCATTTTTAAAAACATCTAAACAAGAAAAAGAAACTTTATTGTCGGAAAATAAACAGAAATCTATGATGGACGAATCCAACATATTAGAATAATACAAATATGGGAGTTTCACCAAAAATTGATATATTTATAAATCATAACTAATAATATGCAAAAATCTAAGCATTCAAAGTTCAAAAATACGGGAATTTTGTTTGAGTTGCTTACTAGACAAATTACCGCAGATATTATTGCCGGTAAAGACGAGTCAGCAGCCAAACAAATTTTGTTCAAGTATTTTTCTGAGAATACCGAGTTGGGTAAGGAATATCAACTATACAATTTTCTTTTAAATGAAAAGGCTAGAGATACCTCTCATGCCGAACGAATGATAAGTGTGGTACTGCAATCACGGTCACAATTAGATGAAAAAAATTTAACACAACAAAAGTATGATTTGATACGTGAGATCAAAGAGATATATCCAATTGATAGTTTTTTAAAGGCAAATATTAAAAATTATCGTATTTTGGCTTCCATTTATAAGGTTTTTGAAAATAAAACGTCCTCTAAATTTGATGTACAAGAAGTAATTCAATCCAGAGAATCAATAATTGAATCACTTTGCAACAGTGTCTCAAAGAAGTCTGATACAGAAGAAAATCTTTTGGAATACTATAAACAACAAAGTGAAGATATTAGATTGCTTGCATATAAATTGTTGTTAGAAGGTATCAATACTAAATATAAAGATTTTGATGACAGTCAGAAAAAGTTGATACGTGAGTATATTCTTAACGTTTCCAATACCAATTCTCTCGCAAATTATGTTTGTGAAGAAATTGAAAAAATTAAGAAGATTGTTGCTAACTCCAAAAATAAAATCACTGATAATCAAGTGGTTGCAATCAAACTTTCCGAAATCACTAACGTTTTGGATAAAGTAAAACCAACCACTGTTGTTAAAGACAATCATATTATGGCATTATTATTGTCATATGAATTGGTCAAAGAACTTAATAATTTGAAATAATATGAGCAAAGAAAAGAAACCAGAGACTCCAAATTTGATCACCGGAGAAGATGAAGCCAAGTTGAAAGAACTTATCAAGAGTTTGATCAAAAAAGAACTTGATGAAATGACCGGAACCGGCGCAGTTGCTGGTTTTTCAACTCCATTTGCATTTTCAAAGAAGGGTCAATCACACGGAAAGAAAGCAACTGATGCTACGTTGAAACAAATGCCTGGTTCGAAGGTTGCAAAAGAAATCGACGAGGAAGAAGAACTTGACGAAAAGAAAGGCAAGAAAGACAAGGAAGAAGAGCTTGATGAAAAGAAAAAGCCAAAGTTGGATCCCGTTGGTCAAGAAGATCCCGATATCAACAACGATGGTGAAGTAGATAAAACCGACAAGTATTTAGCCAATCGTAGAGAAAAAATCAAACAATCGATGGCTGATAAACTTAAGAATGCAAAACCTCATAAAAAGAAAAAATTTCTAAAAGGATTGGGTAAAGAACTTGATAAACTTGAAGAAACTGAAAATAAACTAAACGAAGCTGTGTCACGTTATATTCGTTTGAAAGAAAATCCTAAGAGGAATTCTTATAAGGTTTCTTTGATTATTCAAGAAATTACAAAGATGCTTAGAGAAGTAGACTTTTTAATGAGTGTTAACCATAAACTCAAGACAGAGATGGAAGTTCCAAATGAAACATTGTGGAAAC